GGGCAAGGGAAGGGTGGGTAACCCCCTCCTTTCTTTAATTAACGCAGCCCTTGGTTGCCCACCCGAAGGATTTTAACCAAAGACCTCCTACACACACGACGCAAAGTAAATTAATGTACATATAGCGGGATGAGTAAGATCTCAGGGCTAGCTTTACAGTTGAACCCCCTTCTGGGTGTTGGCGCACCAGGGTTCTGACTCCACTGCAAAGGGTTACCTGACAATCTTACATTCTAGTCACGTACAGACGTAGACTAGTTTTCTCCGGCGAAGCGAAAGTAAGAACAAATGAGGATAAGGGCTCCTCAGACTTAATCTCTACTATGACGCTACTATTATCAGCACTATCTACTTGCGTCTTTAGAGCTTCCTCCTGTCCAGTGCGGCGAATGTTGGTGAGCAGATCAGAGTGAAGGCAACACAAAAAGTGCCCAGCCGACCGCAAGGTGACTGTGGCTGTGTTGCGAGACTTCACTACTGTGGCAAACTGAGGTCCTCGAACATTCGTGGTGTTGGTGATGTATTGAGTTGAGTTCTGCACAAAGGTTGGTTCGGAGAATACAATGGTGAACTCAAGAAAGAGCTCACCAAGCTTTCCATCATGATTTCCGTCAACCATGTAGTGAACAGCTCCGCAATCGACTAGTTTGGCGTCATCAGTACATTTGTCGCGGAGAAACTTGGTTGTCTTCTCAATAGGGAGAGTCACCAACAGAGGCTTGGATGCAGCAGACTCGTAGCGAGGGGAAGTGGAATAGAATTGGAACCTGGAGCTAGGGCGCTCGTCAGAGGAATCTGAACTGAAGCTCGCAATGAACCCGCAGTTCGTGTCTGAATTCCGTGGACTGTACCTCAACTTCAGGCTCGAGAATTTATACTTGTTGTACCCCAAGGCCAGAGTGCTAAGCAGGGGAAAAGTGCGCACGTCGCGCGGGTCAAGAACGAGAGTGTGGATAGCACCATCAGCGTGAATGCTACCGACGAACTCCTGCTTTGTGATGGTCATGCTTTTCATAGCGTTGCCGGGAGCCCCAGGAGCGCGGCGTTGGTTGGTAGGATTACCAGATATAACCCTAACCACTTTAGGAGTCACAGTTGTGACGACGGGAGCACCGATACCGGCTGCCCTCGCCTGGGCTTTCTGAGTCTTGGAGAGACTCCGCCATCCTTTCTGTTGAAGCTTAACCGCCCATGGGACGCCAGTCGCTGCCAATTGAGTGACTGCAGGACTATCACTGGCTGCCATTTCCGACTGAGACTGTAATAAACTTATCGCTAGTGCTGGAACTATGGTAATAGTAAGAAACGCTAGTGGCGGGAGACAAAATAGAGCAAAAGAAAATGCAGAGTACGATGCAGATCAATAGATTAGGAGGCGCCAACCTCAAATCAAAAGTGTAAGCTGACAGTGAAGGTAACGTGATCAGCAACTGTGATAAAATTAGCCCCGACAATATCAGAAGATGTGGATTTAGCCACGCCAGAGTGGGCTACGTCGAGTCGGTTCTTAGTCTTACCACGTTTTGCTTGTTTCTCGTTTGGCTTCACTATAGGCTTATCGGTTGTTGCAATGTCCATTCGATATCGTTGTATTCTTTATCGAATGGGGCGAACTCCCAGGAAATTCTAAAATCCTTGTAGTAGTCTTCCATGGTAATTTGTTGGTCCGGACTGATGCCAAAGGCAATGTGGAAAGAATGTCTGGACTCCTGTGAAACAGGACTATACTTTCCGCCATTTGACAACCGCCAATGGTATTTGTAATCACCAAAAAGAACTCTCATCCGTTTTTCAGTTTTGAATTTCCTACCATTATTGATCAGGCATTGGTAAAATTCCTGGACGACTGGGATGCCTTGAGTGAGAGCGATACCGCCTAGGCCCACGCCGTAGGTCCACTCCTGCGCTAGCTTGGTCTTCTCGAAAGGAACGGTTGAATGGGAATCTTTACTCAACGAAATCCGAGGATTCCGCACCATGACATAATCATCCCCAACTCTGATTGGTTGCATTTGGCAAAATTCCACTTTCTCAATTTCATAGACTGGTTTTTCCGCAACACATGTGAAACCATACTCGAGCCACCCCTCTGTCAAGATACCCTCGACAGCGCGGACATTTCTGGATTCAGTGAAGAGAACGCAGTCATCTCCATTGTTGATCAGGGAACACTCGATGCCAATGCGCATCATCAACTCTTTGGTGATTGAACATGCTAAAATGCAGTTTCCAAGCGCAGTATTCATGTCACCACTCATCCTTTTCCCGTTCACTTTGTACTTCAATGTACCGTCCTTAGCGTACGCAGTCCCTCGATTCTCAAGCTGCAAGCCTAGCAAATTGGCCAAATGGCCATCATTGTTGAATGCTCTCCTATACAGCCAATGCTCGAACTTAAGGGCATCCACAGAAACATGCTGGTCAAACCGACTCATGTCAAATCCAATCGCAACAGGCTTCTGGTACCGATTCCAGTGATCTCGTAGGATGTTACCAATTTCCTTGACAGTATATCCTTTCATAACGGTTGGTCCACCCCACAGTTTATCTAATGCTCTATACGCGTGATGCTCAAAGGGTTTGAGATAGCGACCAACCTCGACATTGTATCGAGGGTCGCGCGGTTGAATTACCCTTGGAGCAGGATCTGGTTTCTTACTAAAATTTAACTTCTCACACTTAACAAACGTTTTAAGAAAACTATCACGTACACAGACAGGACGCTCGGATAGGGAGTCAACTGCATTCTGGTAGATCGTGCGCTTCCTGCCCTCAAACATCCCAGGAAAATCTTTCCTGGGGATGGGGGAATGACTTCCACACAAACTACTGAGCTTGTAGCCGACTTTATTCCGGAGACGTCTAAACGAATGTTCAGAAGGGCTGGGACAAGGGACGAGTTCCCCTTGCCTTTCGACAAAGAAAACCCTTTCCATAAGTCCTCGCCGGAGGTTAACGAAAGAGTTGTTGTGCACTCCCCAACCAACGGAGTCGGAGAGGCCACTAATCTTATACAACCTACGGGGATCGACACTCGCCGCTTGACGAGATTCAGTTACCCAATGGTGCTGACCCCTGAACACTTTCGTGTCCACACCATCAGTTCTCATCAAGCATCCCTATTTAATAAACTGGAAGGCCTCCTGCGACCCCAAGCGGGTAATATGCAGGAAAGCACGCTTCCAAGTTTTGGATTGTAGTGGAGCGGTGAAAAACCCGAGCCATACTGGGTCGACCCTGGTGGACTTGTTGAAGTCAACCCGACGTTCGAAAGCCTCGGATGAGTTCAAGTACCGGTAAGTGTACTTGTCCAAAGCGTCGGGAGAAAAAACCAAGGGAAACGCCAGTGCAGAACACTCTCTCGTTTGGAGTACGGTCAACTTGTGCTCATTGCACTTGTTGACAAGATATTTCATGACAGAGAGAGCATTTGCCTTGGAGGGGGAAGGAGTCCCTCCAAAATGGTTCTTGGCATCAGCACACAAGATTGCAGCAAAAGTGGGTTTCTTGTGCACCCTCTTACGCTTGACCACCTTCCCTTCTCCAGAATCCTCAAAGTCTACCTCCACGCAATGATCGTATTCCATAGTAGGGTGATCGTGTAGGTAGTCAACACTTCGAAGCATTGGTTCTGGTTCAATGTCAGGTAGACAACTAAGTGAATGGCAAGTAGGATTAATGCCAGCAATCCTACACACAATGTTCGTAGCAGGGTCGTAAGAAATCTTCTTGCCAGTGACATGTTCTATAATGCCACCAGTGACACCGAGCGCCAACCCGGTTTGCACTGCGAGTGTGGTACGCAATACTTTGAAACCAACAGAAGCACCGTAACTTAGCAGACCCATGGTGATACCGCAAGGATAT